GAGCCAATCCACGAGCACGAAGCTTTGCGAAGGTATCATAAAGATTATCTTCCATTGCTTCTTCTGTTACGGCAAATGCCAATGCAACAGTCTCATGTGTGTAACGTGATGTGTAGCTTTCTTGTGCATCATCATAAGCAACAGCAGCACCTTCACCTTTAGTAGGTGCAGTACCGAAGCCTGTGAAAAGCACTTCTTCTTCAAATGCACGGTCTGAGTTTTCAGTCTCAAACAACGGTGCGTGTTCATCTGAAACTTCACCATATTCCATCCCAAACACTGCGTTTAGGCCGGGGAGAAGTTCTTTTGCAATACTTGCTCTATTTATCGCCATAATCTATTCTCCCTTAACCTAGCAGATATGCTGTAATGGTTGCAGGTGCAGTAACAGCAGCAGTTAAGAAATTATCTGTATGCTGAATAAGTTGAACATTCAGTTTCAAATAAGCTCGTTCATTTGCGTCTGCCACATCATTCCCCGGCTCATCAACTGAATCCAAAGGACGGCACATTGCAATACCTGTTGTACGGGTTGCTGCTTCAACACCATGACCAGACATACCTGTAAAGGTAGAGCCTGAGCCAAGTGTAACAGCAAAGTTTTGTGAACCATGAAGGTCACCAGCAGTCACGGATGCGTCTGCTTGAACTTCAAATACTGCTCGTGAATCGTCAGCAACGATTGCATAGGCATCGGTAGCTGATGTAGAAGCAGGCCAGTATTTACTGAACTTCTGCTCACCGTTTGCTACATAACGACATCCTTGGAATACGCCCTGAACAACTTCAGTAACAGTTGTAATAACTTCCAGATTTCCAGCATTAATACGAACCAAGTCACCTGTAAAGATGTTTGCGCTATAACCTGAAGCAATTGGGTACTCATTAGTACCTTGATTGTTCATGTTACTGCCTCGTTTGCGAGAAGGCCGGAAGCCAGACAATGCTTTAGTTGTAGTCATTGTTTTCTCCCTTTTAAAATTGCACTACTAAATTAGCCATCCTGAAAAGAAGGAGTGCGTCCTTTAGTAACATTTGTTTTACTACTATTTCTAATTGGCATCCTTGAATCACTTTGCCCCATAAGTTGTTGATTAACTGCATCAACCATTTCGTTGCTTTTATTTTCAAAATATGCCTGTCGATTACGTGCCTTTTCCAAAGGCATCTTTGCTAGGGCCAAATCTCCACGACAGACTGCTCCCTGATATCGACCTTCATCCCTCACGAAGGATGTATGCTGTAACTCTGGAACTTCATCTACTGTAACAAACTGCCAACCTTCTTGCATACGAGTACCTACATTTTTGTAATCGTCTTGGCCTTTTAGGAGTATACGTATCCAACGGAGTTTTAGACCTTGATTTGCAAATCGTTCAGCAATAAAATCTGGAATATCCAACATACTTGGTTCACGATATTCCATATCTTGTTCCCTTGTATTGAGTTCACGAGTCTCAGCATTACGTGATGTATTTGTGTTACGTGCCATTTTATTTTCCTCCACGCTATTAATATACTGAAGTGTATTCACCGTCTGCTCTATCTACTTTGAGCTTTTCGGCTGCATACTGTTCCAAAGGTATACCCCATTTTTCTGCAAGACGTACATCTTCTTTTGTTAAACGTACCTTCTTACCAGATGAGGCTGATGAAGTGCGTGATGCTCCACCGACCACTTGGGCAGGACTTGACGCTTCCTGCTGACGTTCTTCTTGAACTTCTCCACCAAAACGCTGCGGATATTTGCTACGTAGACGGGAATCAATCTCTTGATAAAACTCTATATCTGTAGAATCATAGCCTTCTGCTTTTAATTCTTGATCAATTTCAAGTGCCAATGTTGTCATTACATTGTCTTGACCAAACCAGGGATTACGACCTGCCCACTCAACTGCTAATTTGTCATACTCTGATGACTGTTGCTGTGGTTGGACTTGTTGCTGTTGTTCTTCTTCTACAGGATTGTACTGACTACGAGTAAACTGTAAATTAGTTGCATCACCCTGTGCTTTATTAAGGCTCTTTTGTGCATTTACAATTCGGTCTGTATCACCAGATTCAAGTGCCTGTCGATAAGCATCTTCAGCTAGTTCAATTCGACTATTAATTTGTGCTTCTGCAGATTCAAAATTCTTTTCTAAAGAAGTTTTAATTTCTTGTTGTTGAGCTTTTAATTTTTCTTCTAACTCTTGTTGACGAGTTATCAGAGTTTCAATTTGTTCTTCACGTTCTTTTTTTTGACGAACTAATTGTCTTATCCGTTTTTGTGCTCCAGATTGAGGCTCTTCATTTGCATCTCCTTTACCCTCTGGGCTAGAGACTTGTTCTTCAGCATATTCCCCAGTATTGGGTGCATCTGCATCTTTTTGCTGCTGCGCCTGTATTTGTTCTTCATTAGAATCTTTGTTGGATATCTCACTCTCAATTTCAAACTCAACTTTCTCTTCCTTATTTTCGGCATTGGAAGTATCAACCGTAGTCCATTCTTCAGACATTATTTTCTCCTTTTACGTCAGTTGCGACACTATGACGAGTTACGCATTTAAAATAATATTACAACATACTGTTTATATATACAATAGGTTGATATTACTTTTTCTTTTGTTTTGTTATTTTTTTCTGTTGTTCAATAAAATTTCTATATACAGAAGCTGCAGCAATTTTTCCTGCAACCCTTGCACGTTGTTCCATAGCAATTGCTGCTTGTGTTTTATGTGCGTGTGTTCTATTAGACTTTTTAATTTTGGCAACAGAAGCTACAGCATCTGCCTTTGTCGCAAATTTTAACCCTGTAATTGTTCCTTTAGGGTTTTCATCTGTATAAAGGTCAGAGTGTTTCTTTGAACCTACTGGCTGTCCTTTTTTTCTTGGAATACGTTTATTAACCATTAGTTAGACAAATTAAATGTAGGGTCTAGTTCTTTAGGGTCTTCTACAATCATAGAAATCTGGTCATCTGTTAAGAGTAACAACTTAATACCTTTGTAGAAAAACTTTTGACCAGAGTGTTTACCATAACACACATAGTCACCTTCTTTACACCACGCACCATTAGGATAACGATTAGTGTCTTTATATGCATCCTTACCTACTGTAAGTACTTTACCTACAGTTGTAAGATATGCAATGTCTTCTTTTGTAGAGTCAGGCAGAATAATACCACCTTTAGTTTCTTGTTTAACAGATACAGGACGTACCAAGATATGATAGCCCGGAACTACAGGAAGTACTTCGGGGTCTGGCATTTCTTCATTTGTATTCCATGCATCGTTAAGAATAGATTTTTCCATTGGAACTGCTCTCATAATTACTCCTCATCGTCTTCGTACATGACTTTGTTAATTATATTTTTAACTTCTGCTCTTGCCCATTCCAATCCTGAAATGCGACCTACAGAGTTCATATACGTATGATAATCTGAAGCACTACCAGATGCAAGCGAATTTTTTATTAACTCTATTTCTTTTTCTAATATCTTATCTATTTCTTGTATAAGCATTATCTATTCTTTGAATCTGCAATCATTTTACTAATAACATCAATTGCTTTAGAAGCTTCTGAGCTTTCAAGATTGTCTTCATGCTTTACCATATCTGCAAGAAGTTCTACTGCTTTAATAGCTGCTTTAGCATTTCTATCCTTTTCTTTTTCGTCAGCTTTTAGTGTACCCTCTGCACCAATCTTATATGCATCAAGTGCCAGCTTTTGTTCTTTTAAGTCAAGGTCACGGTTCTTCAAAGCACCTTCACTTGCTTCTTTAGCAAGCTGTGCCTGTACCTTTTCTTGTTCAATACTAAGTCTTTGTGCTTCCATCTGAACCATTGCCTGTTCAGGTGTAGGACCACGTTGAGCAGCAGCCATGTTTGCTTGCATAACTTGCTGTGCAGCAGCCATCATTACCTGTTCAATAACTTGTGGGTTCTGAGCATTAGGGTCACCTTGTGGTGCTTGTGCCATCATTTGACGTGTTAAACCATTAATCTGCTCTTCATACTTCATTACTACGTGTTCTTGTATATTAGCTTGTAAGATAGGTGCTACA